ATGACGGAGGGGGTGCAGTTTTAGTGACCCCCCCCCTATATCATCCACCGTCAAGAGTTATAACCGTCTAGAAAAATCTCTTTTTCATAAGAACAAATTCTTTTCGTCAATTAATAGGTATTAGTATCTTTCCTTGTGACTTTCTTGTAGATGTTTCTGAAATCGTATTTGATGATTTCATCAATTGCTCTTTCAACTTCCAAATCGTTTTCTTCTTCTGATAATTGATCTGAAGTTCTAGCAATTCTTCCTAAGTAAGCACAAGAATCATAACCTTTTTCTACATCGAACAAGAACCAAGAAGTGAACTGTTCGAATGGATCGTAAGGATTGTCAAACGTCGTTAACATACATCTGCTTTGCATAGACAGATCACTCCTTTCCTTTCAAGTAGTTGGATACGGTAGTTGTTGGAACTCTAAGGGAATCGGCAATTTCTTTTGTACTGTAACCAGACGCATTCATTGATGAAATCTTATTGATTTGAGCCGCACTCAAAGAAGTAGTGGTTCTCGGCATAGCTCGTTGTCTAAGATCATCTATGTCAGTATTGTTAAGGATCTGCATGAGTTTGTTCTCGCTAATAGCTCCTGCCTGGATGGCTTCCCATTCACGATCAGATATTGTAACGGGTACCCTCTTGGCTCCAACAGTAGCACGTGCCCTAGTTAGCTCTTGTTGACCGAGTTTCTTTATTTCACTACGAGTCATGTCGGGGTTGGCCTGCTTTTTAGCATTGACGGTCGCATTAGTCATGACCTGGGCCAGCCGCTCGCGAGGGGCGTTCTTAAGGGCTACGTTAAGCTTAGCCAATAGGGAGTCTACTTCCTCTTGATAGGTCTTCTTGGCGGAGGATGAGTACTCTATCTTACCAGTTGTAACCATCTCCTTACGGGCCTGATTAGCTAGAGCTTTCATACGATTGGCATATTCAGCGTAAGCTCTTTCTGCCGGGGTGTTAGCATCAGATACAAGAGTAAAGGCGTCGTCAGTTTCTGCCATCTTAGTAGATTGCTGCGTTCTAACACGGGTCTTTCCAGTCTTAGGGTCTGTGTATTCCTCATAGACCTCTTTGTAAGTCTGTTTACCAGTTTCCTTATCGATGATAGGACTACCTTTTCTCTTTAAAACAGAAGTTTCCGATTTAGCTCTCGAGATTAAAGTAGACGCTCCTTCACTGTATCGACCGTCTTCTCCAATGGAACCTTGGTATCTTTTCTTAAGAAACGAAATGTTGTTATCAATTTCGCTTTGTTTGTAGTCAAGCTTGTGTTTTTCTGCATCGATGACTACCATGCTATGACGAACGGCTTTTGCTAATTCGTCTTGTGTGGCTCCTTTTAGAGTCATATCCGTAATTAAATTTGAAACTTTACCCATTTCTGTCTGGGTATTTTTCATAACTTTAATTTTTTTACCGTGACTATTGTAGTAGTAGTCTCCTTTTTTTACAGTGCCATATTCCATTTTTGGGTCAAACCCCTCAAGACCTTTTAATGGTGGAGTAGATGTAATTTTAACTTTACCCCCAGTAGGGATGACCATAACTGTATCACCGTCGAAATCAGCTCCCGATAAACGTGCAGCAACTTTACTGTTAATTCCGACAACGTCTGCTGGAGTGTTTCCCACCATTCGTCTAGCTTCTGCTTGTTTATTATTAACAGTTAGGATTGGAATCTCAAACGTACCACCATGAGGATAACGTATAAGAGCAACCTGTTCTCCGTTTTTATAATTAGGAGCATAAACTTCATTGTCTTTCATAGAGGTGATAGGAATTATTACCTGATATTTCTGACGGGGAAGGGCCGCCGCTTTTAGATGAACGGCTGCCGCATCGCAATCATCAGAAAATGATTTTAATAACACTTTCTTCAATGTGGGATTCGGGAGTGACATAATTTCGTCAAATTCTGCTTGTTTATCAGCTGCTGTTAAATTAAGTTGTTTTTTAATCAGGGTTATGTTCTGTTTGGAAAGAAACTGAGAGGAAAGGGTATCGCTCCATTCATTCCAGTCTCCTTCTTCGGCTCTCTTATTAATAAGTGATAGTTGACGTTTTCCATCTTTGTCAATGTAATAACTTTGACCTCCTGCTTTAATGAGGGAACCGAAAGGATTATCAGGATCATTTGTAATGTTCTTTAATACGTCTCCTTTGGGAGTTCCTTTATTCTTATTGGTATTAAAAACAATATCAACTCCATCCGGCATATCGTCAGAGTATACAGCCATTCCTTTTATGTATTTATTATTATCTACTAAAATACGAACTTGTGCGTAATGAGAGTTTCCTAAAGAAAGATCGTCTACTCCTCTTCGAATCTCAACTAAACCATCTTTATCAATTCCACCTTCTTCCGCATAACGAATTTTAATACGATTAGAATCCATACTCTTCGGATAAACAAAGGTGTCGAAAGTATCACCACCATCATGAGACACATATTCTCGCACAGAATGAATTTTGCTAAAATCATAAATCTCTTTATGTTCAGTTCCGGGAGGACAGAGAACTTTGATATTGGTTTGCTTTCCGGGATTAGTTACTTGAGGAACTCCTCCACCATAAACCTCGTAACCTTCCATCTCCAAAATATAAAGAGCCTGTTTCATTTTTTCTTTAGAGATTCCTAATTCACGCTCAACACCAACCCCAACGTCGATCATGCCTTTTTCGTCAACTTGTTTCTTTAGAAATTCGGCAGTTTTTTTAGCCTGATTCATACGGGCTTCTGAATCTTCGTTAAGAAGGGAACGTATAGAGGAATCGTTTTTATACCCCATCTTTTTTGCAATCTCATTAAGAGAATATCCCTTCTCTCTTAAACTTTTAGCTGTGGCAACTTGGAGAGATCTTCTTTCATCTTTTGCTAATCCGACTTGTGTTCTAAGTTGAGTAGTTGTTAATCCCATGGATTCTGCTACTTCTTTTTCACTCATCCCTGATTTTTTAAGCTCGTTCACTCGACTAAGAAAGTCTCCGCTACGCTGATACGGGTTTTTACCTGAACCCCAGGGATAACGCCCAGAACGTCTCGGCATCCCGTAGTGTTTTAAAATATCTTCCGCAATGGGATTCATGCTTTAACCCTCCTCTGCTTTAATTTTTGTTATCAGTTTATCAAAAGTAATAATCTTATCCATGATCGGAACAAGGTCTTCTGCTGTAGGTTTATGATGTAAGATTTCGTCTAACTGATATATCCTTAGTTCAATATCAATATCCGATGGTTTAACTCTGTACTCCAAACAAAAAAGAGCAGCATATATTTCAAGCTGTTCCATTCGTGCAGGGGTAACGCCTGATTTATAATCGTGAATCCTTAACATGTTATTTCGAAAACAAATTGCATCAGCTGTTCCAAAACAGTTCTCGGAATAGTATAAAGGTTGCTCAGGGGTCATTCTAAAACCGATTGCATCATTCACATACATGTTTAAGGTTTTTCTTGACCTCGGTAATTTTTGTCCAAGTCTAATACATTGAGCTGCGAAGTCGTGTAACACCGTACCTCTTTGAGCTGCCGTAAATTTAGAATATGATTCAATTAATTTAGATTCATCGTAATTAATCCAATGATATTTACTAGCACCAAGAAATGCATGTTGCCCTTCAAGGTTTAAATGTTTGTTGAAGTTCATACAATACCTCCTCTTTATTCTCCGGACATATAAATCTTGAGAACGACATCTCATTCATACGTCCAACATAATATTCTTGATTTGGCTGTTTCTTAGCGCCCTTATATTTTTTACATTCCAAAGTGGCCCACTTATTTTCGAACAAAACTAGTAGGTCGGGAATTCCTTGAATATAACCCGAGTCAAGTTTCATTACCATACATCCGGGAAACATTGTTTTTAATTCTCGGATGAGATTCGCTTGAAAGTCTCTTTCTAATTTAGAACTACTGGCCATAAGCGAGCCTCCTTTCTTGTATTTTTTAAACAAACGAAAAAGAGAAAGTAAACGCCGGTCGCGTTTTATCCTTCTCTCTTCATAAAAGGGTATGTTTTTTTCGCGAAGCTAAAAATATCCAAATAAAAAAAA